AGGCCCAGACATCTCTGTTGCCTGTGATGAGATCAAGCGTCTGTTGCTTGAGAAGAACATTGCCTATGGCAACTCTGCCCTATCCCCTATCCAGATCTTTGCAAAAGCGGGGGTACAGGAAGGCATCGCAAATCGCATTGACGATAAGTTAAATAGGATTAAGAATAACCAATCTTACGTTGGAGACAATGACTTGGATGACCTCATTGGTTATCTTATTTTATATAAGATTAGTCAAAATAAGTGATATAACCCACATAGTATTGTCGCAGTTGTGACTTGACAATATCTCAAAATGATGAGATAATGGTAGTTCCAGTGTGCGGGAGTACATTGGAGGTATCATATGACGAAAATAAGCATAGCCGTCTGTGCTGCGTTGGTCTTAGGATTAGCGGGGTGCAGCGACGAAGCCGAGGCTAAGTCAGCGGTCGCAACACCAACCCAATCAACAGTAGAGAAAGTAGAGATTGGACTTTTGGAAGAGCGTAAAGTAAGAAGTAACAAGATGTATGTACATCCTGAGTTTAGGACAGCAGTATCCAAGCAAGCGAAAGACCTAAAAGGATACGAGCGAAGTATATACAGAGGAAAGTACTACCGTAAGAAGCAAGAATCGTTTAGGAAGTGTGTTATGAAACGTGAAAGCAACTACCGATACAAGGCTAAGAACCGTGTATCTAGTGCAAGCGGGGCATACCAATTCCTTGATTCACAATGGAGAAGTGGTTTGGTCCACATGATGATAAAAGAATCAAAGAAGACTGACGACGGACTCCATCGCAAGGCAAAGAAACTACACAACAAGCCCATCAAGACTTGGAATCGCTATTGGCAGGACAGAGCATTCTTTACTGCTATGAATTGGAATGGCGATTGGTCAGGTAAAAAACATTGGAGGGCTACTGTTCCTGGAACGGGCTGCTAGCCGCAGGAACCATACGTACTCCCGCACACATGGTATAATAGGACTATGACTGATATTATTACGCACATAGAGCAAGTCAATGAGGTCGCATCCCTGTACATTACAGGTAAGAATGAGACTGAGATTGCCGCAGAGTTAGACATTCCTAAGTCTCGTGCATCCTCCCTACTCAGGGAGTGGAAGTCAATGGCCTCCAACAGCGAGGCTGTTAGGTCAAGGGCACGAGAGGCATTGTCCACAGCAGACACTCACTATTCTAAACTTATCAGACAGGCTTACGAAGTTATTGATGATGCCAACAATACATCTTCCCAATCCCAAAAACTACAAGCACTAAAACTAGTTATGGATTTGGAGTCACGACGTATCGACATGCTACAAAAGGCAGGGCTCTTGGAGAACAAGGAACTAGCAGAGCAGTTGATGGAGACAGAGCGTAAGCAAGAACTACTTATGGATATTCTAAAAACTGTTTCAGGACAATGCGATGCGTGCAAGCCCAAGGTTCTCTCAAGACTATCAGAGGTACAAGAGAACATGACCGAAGCGGTAGTAGTCAATGAGTCTTGATCTTTCAGAGTTTGCGGCGGCACTAGACGACAACCCCTTTGAGGAAACACCTGTCGATCTAGATACATTCTTGTACGACGAGAACTACTTGAATCAGCCACCACTATCACAGGTACAGCGTGACCTTGTTGAGTCTATGTCACAGATCTTTAGGAAGGACGACCTGTGCCGTTTGTATGGTGAGCAAGAGGGTGCAGAGCATTACAACAAATACACAAAGCAAGAGGTTATCCTACAACTAGGTAAGGGTAGCGGCAAAGACCACACATCAACCATCGGTTGTGCGTACTTGGTGTATAAGTTGATGTGCCTAAAAGATCCTGCACAATACTTTGGTAAACCACCTGGTGACTCTATTGATATTATCAACATTGCTATCAACGCACAGCAAGCCAAAAACGTGTTCTTCAAAAACTTCAAGACCAAGATTGATCGCTCACCTTGGTTCGCAGGTAAGTTCTATGCGAAGATGGATAGCATTGAGTTTGATAAGACTATTACTGTTTACTCAGGTCACTCAGAACGAGAGAGTCACGAGGGACTAAACCTTATCCTCGCCATCCTTGATGAGATCTCAGGCTTTGCTCACGAGAACAATTCAGGTAACGAGAGTGCCAAGACAGCAGACGGAATCTACAAAGCGTTCCGTGCGTCAGTTGATTCACGATTCCCTGACTACGGCAAGGTAGTTCTGCTATCCTTCCCAAGATTCCCTGGCGACTTTATTTCCAAGCGATACGACGAGGTAGTTTTGGAAAAAGATGTAGAGATAAAGGAACACACATTCATTATCAACCCTGACCTACCAAACGATCTTGAGGGCAACACGTTTGATATTGAGTGGACAGAGGATCACATTGTAGCATATCGCTACCCAGGTGTTTATGCCATTAAGCGTCCCACTTGGGAAGCAAACCCAACACGAAGCATTGAGGATTTCAAGATTGCTTTTATGACTGACTACGCAGATGCTATGCAGCGTTTCGCTTGTATGCCTACGTTCCAAAGCGATGCCTTCTTCAAAAACAGGGAGGCACTAGAACGATCAATGGTGGTTCGTAATCCTATTGATGACTTCAGACGTATTGAGCAGAGTTGGCGACCCAATGATGAGATTAGATACTACCTACACGCAGACCTTGCACAGAAGCATGACAAGTGTGCTATCGCTATCTCACACGTTGAGAAGTGGGTACAGATGGAAACGTTTGGTGACTACACGCAAACTGTTCCCATTGTTGTTTGCGATGCTGTTGTGTGGTGGGAGCCAAAGAAAGAAGGGCCTGTGGATTTGAGCGAGGTAAAGAATTGGATTCTTAACTTCCGTCGTTCAGGTTTCCGTATTGGGATGGTAACCTTTGACCGTTGGCAGTCTTTTGATATTCAGCAGGAGTTAAAGTCTGTTGGTATCAACACAGATACTTTGTCAGTAGGCAAGAAGCACTATGAGGATCTTGCTATGCTTGTCTACGAGAGCAGAGTAAAACTACCACACATTGAGTTGTTATTTAATGAGATGTGCGAGTTGCGTATCGTATCAGACAAGAAGGTAGACCACCCTAGGAAGGGGTCAAAAGACCTCTCAGACGCAGTTACAGGCTCTATCTACAACGCTATGTCTCTTACCCCCCGCAATTCTAATCCGACCATTGAGATCCACGAATGGAAGGATGTAAAGATCAAGAAGGATTATGACGATCCCGAAGAAGAAGATATAAAAGCAGACGTTGTACCTGAGGATGTTGAAAGGTACCTGAGCAACTTTGGATTTATCTAATGATACTATTTGTTATAGCGGTAGCGATATGGACTCTACTAAATACAGCAGTTCAAGTTATACTAATTTACTTTATGAAGGAGCAGAACGTCGGTATTAGTGTGCCATTGTTTTTACTTATTGGTAACCTAATACTATTTACTGCTTCCCTTTTGTTAATAGGTAAGGTATAATGTAACTATGGAATTTTTCCTAATTGCCCTTGTTTGGGTGTTGACAGGAATTGCTCTATGGTATATAATAAGTGTTAAGAATGGTAGCAAGTCAAAGACCTTAGAAGAATGGTCAGACGAAGCAATCATTTGGGAAGAGGACGACATGGAGGACGAAGAAGAGACAGTAGTAAAGATTTGCTTTATTGGAGACAAAGCCTTTTGGGTTCACAAAAATGTCTTCTACGAGGCAGACGTAACAGTAGAGCCTGATTTTGAGTCAGCCAAACCTGTTGACATTGACTCTTTGTCTGAGGAACAAATGAAAATTTTGTTCAAAGTGTTGGACACCATTGGAGTAAGCGATACTGAAGGGTAAGACAAATGAACGTGTTAGTTCAGGGGAGCAAGACGTTCTCCGACTATCAGATATTTATGCGTGCCATGGGCGTAGCCTTGGGATACATAGAAGATGATGAGTTTGCTGTGTATTCTATTGGGCCTAACAAGGTAAATAGTTTCGCAACAGAGTTTGTCAATATGTCTGAGCGTAACCTCAAGGCACGGGGAATCAAAGCAAAAGTACATAAGGTTCCTCACTCTTGGGGCGTTGACAAACTACCACAGATGGACTACATTGCTTACCTTTGTAATGCAAACGAGAAGCACACTCCAACTATCATTGATCTTGCTGAGATGGCAGGACGACCTAATGCTATCTTTAGGTACTGATATGTTGTCCAAGAAAGACAGGTCGTTTCTTAATGTAGCACGCTACCTTGCTACCAAATCAGAAGCACGCAATACTCATGGTGCTGTCGTTGTCAAGGGACGCAGGGTAGTCGGTACGGGATGGAACAAAGATAAGAACCATCCTAACCTAATAGAAGAAGCAAAGATCAAAGAGTATTGCTCAGCACATGCGGAGCAGATTGCTTTGAGAGAGGCAGGAGATAACACCCAACGTGCGGTGTTGTATGTTGCCCGTGTAAGTAAAAAAGGTGAAGACAGAGACAGCAAGCCGTGTGCTGTTTGCCAAAGTAGAATCATTCAGGCAGGCATCAAACGGGTTGTTTATACAATGGAAGCAGGAGAGATTAACTATGTTAGTTAAGACGCTAGAAGAGATGGAATCAATTGTTGAATCCACATCCCTAGAATGGGATGGTTGGGACGTAATGAAGTTGACTCCAAAACCAACTGCTATGTACGACCGTAACGGCGTATTCGTAAGGGACAAGTGGTGGACCAAAAAGTCCTACCCCCTTACAGAAGAAGGCTGGGACATTCCAGGAGGCCATCATGCACAAATGGATGAGCGACGCTGAATGTCTCAACATGGACACCAACCTCTTCTTTGAGAAGTACGAAGAAGATAAGCACTTGGCAAAGTCTATTGACCATATGTGCTTGCGGTGCGATGTAGCCAAAGACTGCTTTGCCTTAGGTGTAAGCAAAAAAGAATACGGAGTTTGGGGAGGAATCTACCTAACAGAAGGTGACCCCGACGATGAGTTTAACGAGCACAAGTCCCAAGAGGATTGGGCTGACATTTGGATGAAGTTAACTATGGAGACAGAGTAATGGCAAGAGAAAAGAGAATAGGCAAACCACCCAACAGCCTGTTCACACCTGAGTTGGTGCGTGACGTACAAAGCATCAAGATACCTGTTGATATATTTAACATTACTTACCATGAGTTCTTGGATAGTAAGCCACCTTTCGTTGCTATTGAGTTCCCTGAAAGTGGATGGATCGCAATGAATGAAGATGAGCGTTTCAAGATGGCAACTTACTTCAAGATCGTAAAGCAAATCTTCAAGGCTCATGGGGTGAACGCCACCCTAGCACCACTACACGATGTAGCAAGTCATCGTGATAGGAGTTGGTGGTAATGTTATTAGTTAAACTAACTAAGAATGGTTGGTGGTGTCGATACAGCGTAACCATTTGGGAAAAGAACTACGACGCTGAGATGGATGCCTACACAATCAAAGAAATCCACCTACCAAGGAACAGATGTTTCTACCTGAGGTTTTGGGCGATAAGGTGGGCCAACAATAACATTTGTCGAATTCTATTTGAACGGAAGGAGTTGGAGTACCATGGAGGTTAACCAAGTTGTACAGACAGTCAACGTACTAACAGAGCGTGCTGGCAAGGCAGCAGCACGATACGAACTAGAAATTGCTGAGTTGTGGACAGAGGTTTTCAAGTTGCGTGAGAAGGTTGCGGAACTTGAGACTAAGAACACAAAGAAATAGAATGACAACGCTTACAATATAATGTATAATAGGAAACGGAGGCGATCCCTCCACAACCCTAGCAAGACAATAACTATATCCCAAAAGGATGGTGATTCAACTATGTTTAAATGGTTTAAGCAAACACCTGAGCAGAAGCGTACTCGTGTAATTTATCGTGAGTGGGACAAGCAACGCAGGGAAGCAGAGCCCTTTGGCGGTAGTCACACAGCGGAGATTGATGCAATCTTCTCTCGTGCCCTCGCTGAAATGAAGTAAACAAAATAAGGGTGGGTATTGACCTTTATAATCGAATAGTGTATAATGTAACCGTAACTAGTAGAAAGGTTTGCTCATGCAAACGTTCGTTCCCCACAAGGAGCACGCAGAAAGTGCCCGTGTGTTAGACAACAAACGCCTTAACAAGCAACTGCTTGAAGGCCGACAGATCATCGGCATCCTCGCCACAGGTAAGCAGAAGGGTGCCTGGGTAAACCATCCCGCAGTCCTTATGTGGCGTGGCTGTGAGGGTGAGTTGTACCGATACCTAGAGGACATGAAGAACGAATGTGTCGCTCGTGGTATCGCAACAGAAAAGAATTGGTCTACGATCAATCAGATCAAGGAAGATGCAGTAGTGTGGCAAGAGTATCGTATGCCTACGTGGTGGACTGACACTCGTGTATTCCAATCACATCGTATGAATCTCTACCGCAAAGACCCTGAGTACTACGCTCAGTATGGCGGGGCACATCAACAGCCCTGTTGTACAAGGTGTCAATACTTTTGGCCTGTTTCAACCCATGGATACGAGGTAAAGATAGCAGCATGAACGCACAAGAATCAGCACAGCAGATACTAGCAGACCAAGGATGGATGCTTCTTGATGAGGCAATAGATCCTACCTTTGCTGAGATCTTAGGTAACTACCTTCTGCTTATTGAAGGTGAGCCTGTGCCTGATGATGGTATCGTCAAGGATACTTGGGGTACTTATGCTGATCCTATTGCTGAGTCAGTATTGCATTGGATGACTCCTAAAGTATCTTGGTTGTTTGGTGTTGAGATGATCCCCACCTTCACCTACACTCGCATCTATCGTCCAGGTGCATACATGCAGAACCATACGGATCGTGCTGAGTGTGAGTATAGTGCTTCTCTTTGTGTTGGCAAGTTTGTTCCTGAGGGCAATGACTTTCCCCTCAACATTGATGGTCACATGATTGGCATTGATGTAGGGCAAATGGCATTCCTCAAAGGTCTTGAGGTTCCCCACGGTCGTATCAAGTGGGAGGTAGAAGGAGACACAGACCCATACTACACAGCAAACATCTTCCTTCATTGGGTAGATGCCAATGGGCCTTACCATGAGTTTGCTTATGACAATCGACCTGGACTTGGGTATGGTGTCGATCATGTAGACAGAGCAGTCAAGGATGAGGTGAGGGCTCGTGTATCAGGTAGTTGATGACTTTGTAGATATGCCATATCAACAAGCACTACTCGCTCGCATTGATCGTAACGAGGCATTCCCTTGGGGCTTCCTCCAAGACATGAGCCATGTAGAAGAACGATCCAACATTGAGGGTGCGAAGGTAGCACCTGTGCAGCATGGCTTTGAGACAGTATTATATCTCATTGAGGAAGAGAGGACTAACCAATACACAGAGTTGCTATGGCCTTTCATAAATAATATTATGTTTCACGAGCAGTCAAACATAAGACTACTAAGAGTAAAGGCAGGGCTCGTGCTACCAAGCGACGGTGTTATCTATCCTCACGTTGACTTCTCATTCCCACACAAGTCTTTGGTATACTATGTCAATGATACTGATGGAGATACCGTGTTCTATCAAGAACATTTTACAGGGCACGATAGCGTACCCGATACCTTCACGGTAGAAGAACGCATTAGTCCACAGCAAGGCAGGGCAGTTATCTTTGATGGGTTGCAGTATCACAGCACAGAGTATCCAACCAACCATCACAGAACGTTCCTAAACATAAACTACGAGGTGCTACAATGATTCAGTTAGAAGAGCGACCTGTATTTCTCAACGCAGTTTACTTTGCCCACTTGGAGGAGTTGGACAATGAGTTGATTGCCAATGAGATCTTAGACAGGCGAACAAACAACACACTAAAGAACAGAGATGAAGGCCGTGAGATCTCTAACGAGGGTGGCTTTCAGAGCAACAACATGATGGCAGACCTACCACTATACAAAGGGTTGCCACATGTAAAAGATCTTACAGACACCATGGTGCAAGAGGTGTATAACCGATGGGGTATCGGAGGCGAAGCAAATGCAACAGGCATGTGGTCTAACGTAAACAGCGACGGTCACTTCAACCATACCCACGCACACCCTGGATCAAAAATGTCTGCCGTGTACTACGTCAAGGTTCCTGAGAACAGCGGTAACATTTGCTTCAAGCGTCCTGACGTACAGGAGTATTGCTTTGTGCCTGAGCAGGACACAGACTTTACCTCACGCTTGTTCTGCATCAAGCCTGTTGCGGGTATGGGTATCGTGTTCCCATCATCCTTTGATCACTATGTGGAGCAGAACCGTAGTGGAGATAGTCGTATCTCTATTGCGTTCAACTATAACTAGGAGCAATAATGGAAGTTGATATCTTTGATATACCTGATGGAGAGTACATCGCTCCAGGAGTTAAACTAATTGATGATGCTATTTGGTACAGCGATGACATTGTTGATCTTGCTAAGCAAATGGATTGGACTAAATCATTAGTCATTGGTGATGGAGAGAAAGACCTTGAGGACGAGGCACGCACATCTTCATCTATGCCTTGGCGTTGGACAGACCAAGGCTTCCTAAACCCAGGAGTGAATTGGCTAGCAGCACAGGCAATCTACCTACAAGGGCTCGCTTACTCAGCAGAGCAGCAGGCAGAGTTCGCACACATGGAAGCACCAAGTTTACTTCACTACAAGGCAGGCGACGGTAAGTATGACACACATACGGATTGGTCTACCAAGACACCACGGCAGTTCTCTGCTGTGCTGTACCTAAACGATGTTGAGGACGGTGGAGAAACATACTTCCATTCCTTTGACTTGTCTGTTGAGCCTGTAGCAGGTAGGCTTATTTTATTTCCTGCCAACTATGTTTACGCACATCAAGCACGACCACCACGATCCGGCGAT